TGGTCAACCGTTACGGCACAGCGACCCAAATCGAGCGCGTCTACCGTGAGGGTCCGCCGAATGTCATGCTGATGATGGCTTGGCAAAAGAGACTAGAGTTTCCAGAGCTGGTAATCGAAACCGTAAAAACGTGTCGGAAGTTTAAGGTTGACAAGTTAATCATTGAAAATACAGCCGCGGGAAAGCCGTTAGAGGCTGAATTACGACGATCTCTGTCGGCCGGTGAGTTTATGGTACAGTTAATTACACCGCACGGCGACAAAACAGCTAGGATGTATGCGGTTCAAACTGTTTTTGCCCCAGCGACGAAGATTGATCCACTAACGAATAAGGAAGTAACCGTTCGTTATGGGTTAGTATGGGCTCCTGATCGAGAATGGGCGGACATGGTTATTAACCAGGTAGCCACATTTCCGAAGGGTACTCACGACGATATACCTGACACTGTTAGCCAAGGATTGAAACATCTTCGCGATTGCGGGCTGTTGCAAATGGCCGAGGAGAGGCTGGCTGAGATCGAGGAAAGCAAAATCTGGCATGGGAGTGCGCCACAGCCGCTTTACCCTTCTTGACATTGTTTGGCATTAGTGCCATATTGTGCCAATGGGTATCAAGTTCGTCGAAATCGTCTTCCCTACACTGACCAAGAAAGTGGTTGATTCGCCGCTTCCGGCACATTGGATGCGCCCCGCCGGTCGGCCGCTTGATAAGGACCGCGGCAAGTCTATTGAGGCACAGAAGCCCTGGCTAGCGCTCGGGATGTCGCGACGCACTTGGTATCGCCAAAGGGCGAAGGCCAAGAAATGAGAGAATGGAAGGTTTACGGTCTGATTGACCCGCGCGATGCGACTGTGTTCTATGTCGGTATTTCAAGGAATTTGAAGGCTCGCCTGAATAACCACATATATGATAGCGCGTCTGCGGCGTGGCCTCGCTGCCAACGGATAAAAGACGACGGCATGAAAGCCGTAATGTGCGTCTTTGGTATGTATGACGACAAAAACGAAGCGAAGATAACGGAGGGCCGGCTAATTCTAAGCTTGCCTGATGTTTGTAATTGTAAGACCGCTTATGGTCTTCCAAGTTCAATTATAAACCCAACTTGGCATATACTTGATAGGCCGTCGTCGTAAGGAAGAAAACAAGGGGAAGTAACATGGACATTATCTCTCTCTCCTTCTGTCTCGTCATCGTCGCGGGTATCCATTTCACCCTCGGGGTTGCGTGCAATTCATGGCTTTGGTGGAAGCGCAGCCGGGCGCACATTATGGGCGTGCGGGCGGTGAGGCTGGAGCTTGCTAAGTGAGCGCTGGAGCCGGGGACGATTGGCCGATGGACTACGCGGAGTTCGTGCGCATACGAAAGCGCTTTGCCGGGTATTCGTCGATCGAGACAGCGGCAGACTATTTGCGCGCTGCGGTCTCTGCTCGCGGACGGTCTCTAATAGATGAGCCGATGCTGGCGGAGGCCGCATTGAATGTTGGCAATTGGCTTGAAGTTTTGACGCTCGACGAGGCGCTTAAGGAATGAGCGAGATGGTTGATCGCGTCGCGCGATGTCTTTGGGATGAGATGAGCAAAAGTCTCGCCGAGACAACCGGGATGCCGTTGCCCGATTGGGATGATCCAAAAGCTGTGATGCTCGGCAAGGATCGCGCCTATAGCCACGCCAGGGCTGTGATCTATGAAACGCGCGAGCCAACCAGTTCTATGATTGAAGCTGGCGTCGAAGCCCATTATCGCGATGGTGTGCGAGAGTTTGTTGCTGGATGGCATGCCGCAATTGACGATGCGCTTAAGTGAGCGCAGAGGTTGTCGATCTTTCCGCTCGCCGAGCCCCTCTTAATGTTGGAAACGGCGCTCGCGAAGTGATGATGGAACTTATCGCCAAGCCATCGGCCCATTGCCTAGGCGATTGGGATTCCGCCGCTTGTACCGATTGGCTGCTGGCCACCTTATGGGATCACGGCTTCAAGATTGTCCCGCTAGAGACTAAGGACTTAGCTGTTTAATGGCTTGGTATGTCGTTCGAAACGAGATTTGCTCTTACGATATTGACGACCCCGACGCTGAGGTCTGGACGCTAAGCCGCGACCCGAATAGAGCCGGTTGGGAGACTGACGGTGGCTGTGGCGGATATGGTTTGAAGAAGGCGGACGCCGAAGAATTGGCCGCTCATACAAACTGCGTCAATCGAAATCGGGGAAAATATATTGATTTGGCGGAGTGGCAAAAGATAGTTGACGAAAATCAAATTGATGTTTGGCCCGCAATGACTCGTAAGGAATAGCGAAACCCTACATGGCTTTAACACCCGGCCTAAACCCCAACATCCGCGAAATGGGGCCGGATAGCGAAGCCGTGTCTGCGCCAGACCAAGACATTATCATCCAAGTTGACGAAAATGGCGATACGCCTGAGTTTGATGATAACGGGGCAATCCTTCGTATTGATCACGGCGACGGGTCGGTTACAGTCAGCCTGGATGGCAAGCCCCTAAATGCGCCGCGCCGCAAAGACACATCTTGGTTTGGGAACCTCGTAACCGATATCGAGCAAGACGAGCTAAGCCGTATCTGTGACGATCTTCTGCGCGGCATTGATAATGACCTAGAGAGCCGCAAGGAGTGGATCGAGGAGCGCGCGCAGGGGATTAGGCTGCTTGGCTTGAAGATTGAAGTGCCTGGCCTCCAGGGCGCGGCTGACGGGGCTCCTGTCGAGGGCATGAGCAAAGTCCGCCATCCGCTCTTGCAAGAAGCGGTTCTCCGGTTTCAAGCCAACGCGCGATCTGAGCTTCTTCCCGTTGACGGCCCGGTCAAGGTTCGCAACGACAATAACAACGCGACGATCGGCCAGGATACCCTAGCCAACGCGCTAGAACGCGATCTAAATCATTATCTGACCATCACGGCGAGCGAGTATTATCCCGATACGGATCGCATGCTGCTGATGCTTGGATTTGGCGGTCTGGCGTTCAAGAAGGTCTATTTCTGTCCACTGCGCAATCGTCCAGTGAGCGAGACGGTTGACGCCGACGACCTGATCGTTAACGACGCAACGACCGATATCCACAATGCGAAGCGCATCACGCATCGCACCATGATGCGACCTAGCACCGTCAAGCGGTTGCAAATCCTTGGCGTCTATCGCGATATCGAACTCTCTACGCCGCTTCAGCAACAGCCTGACGCCGTGCAGTTGGAAAAGAAATCCCAACAGGGCGTCACGGTCCAAAGCACAAATCCTGACGACCGTGATCGTGAGATTTACGAGTGCTATTGCGAGCTGAACATCAAGGGGTTTGAGCACAAGCTAAAGGGTGAAGAGACAGGGCTTGAAATTCCCTATCGCGTTACGATGGATGTATCAACCAAGCAGGCATTGGCCGTAGTCCGAAATTATGCGGAAGATGAAGAGGATTTGCCGGAAGCTAAGATTAACATCGTTCCATATATCTTTGTCCCGGGATTTGGCTTCTATCCTATCGGACTTTTGCATATTCTCGGAAATACAACGAACGCCATCACGGCGGCATGGCGTGAGATGCTTGACGCTGGGATGTACGCGAATTTCCCTGGATTCTTGTATGCCGATACGGGCGCGCGGCAGAACACCAACATCTTCCGCGTTCCACCCGGCGGCGGGGCTCAGGTCAAGACTGGTGGCGCGCCGATCCAGCAAATGGTTATGCCGCTGCCTTATAAGGACATCAGCACTGCGTTTGCTGGCTTCATTGACAACATGGCGCAAACCGGGATGCGCGTCGGCGGTACGGCTGAGCAACCGGTTGGCGAGGGCAAGCAAGACGCCCCGGTCGGAACGACGCTGGCATTGATTGAGCAGGCGACGAAGGTTCTCAACTCCGTCCACAAGCGCATGCACGCCGCGCAGTGCGAGGAATTTCGTCTCTTGGTCGATTGCTTCAAGGAGCATCCCGAAAGCTTCTGGCAACGCAACAAGAAGCCAGCGAAGAAATGGGACGAGGAGACTTTTCTTAAGGCGCTAGACGATTGTGATTTGAGCCCGCAAGCCGATCCCAACACCTCTTCGCAAATCCAGCGGGCGATGAAGCTGCAAGCCCTGAAGCAACTGTCGGCAGCGAGCCCGTCGCTTTATGATCCAATTGCGATCGACACGGAATGCATCAAGG